CGTACGGCTCAAGTAGTCTTGTGTCTCGGTCCCCAAGTAGCTCTTGTTTAGGCGTCTTGAAGCAATGATAGAGAATGTAATAATGAGCAAAATGCTCATGACTCCAATGAAAGAGGTCGCTCCAATGCCCATCGTGAAGTATACGTTCTCAATGTTCTTACGTTGAAGAACGATCAGAATCGTCATCATGATTGTGTAAATTAGTATCACGACGGATAGAGCAACGATGAATAGGCTACGTTCTTTGCGGTATGCCCAAAAGAACAAGACGGCTATAAGAATGGCAAACACCATAAGACCAATGCTAGCAAAGATGCTAGAAACGTTCTGCTTCGAATCACTATCGGAGATGAAACCTTCCTCATTGACCTTTTCTTTCTCTTCTTTTTTGGACACTTGATAGGCTTCTTTCAAAGGGTACATACCTACCATCTTGTGATTCTATAAACACATTAGATTTGTTTTTGTTTTGCACTCAAAGTGTAATGAAACGAAAGGTCACTACGAAAGGGCTCTCGCCTATATGGCTGATTGTGATTTTCCTGATTATGGTCATATTCATAATGTTCGCATGGATCCAAACCAATAAAGTTAAACCTATAACTACAAACCACGAGGACAACAACGAAAGCAATACAAGCCATGAGGGCCGAGTGCGAGTGGTCACAGTTGAAAACAAATCCGACGATTGGAAGTTCCACCCATCTCAAGACCCAATCTATCCCTCTGATTCTATGCAACAAATTGGATTCTTGACTATGGAAAACCCAGAGCCCAGTGTCGTTGAACCTATTATACTTCCTCTGTTCGGCGAGTCATTGGCCTACAAGCATTCTGATAGGTGGTTGTACTTCACAGCAACCGATAAAAATCAAAGCATAAAACTACCCATAGAAATTGAGAAACGCGAGTGCTCGAACGATGATGTGGGTTGTAAAGAGGTCTACTCAGGTGATATTGTAAAGATCCCTTCATATGGAGATCATAGTTTCAAGGTCACCTTGTACAAAAAGAGACTTCCCATGAGATTATAGTTTGGCATACACGAATACGGCGTAAAGAATAGAGCCAAATAGCAGAGCTCTCAAGATGGTATCGTAAGATCGGAAACGATTAATGGTCTCAAACCTATTGTAAAGATATGGGAAAATCAATGCTGGTTGGAAAAGGACATAGCTCAAAACCATGGCAACCAATACCTTTTTAGCCATGTCAATGTCCCACCAGCCTCGGTTTGCCGGAGCTGTAGACATTGAATGATACGGTAGTTGTGGCATAGCCATAGCATTTTGTTGAAATTGTTGCGGTTGTTGAGGCGCAGGTTTCGTGGCATATGCGGGCGGCATTGATGCCTTTGCTACTTCTTTTTCCATTTCATTAAGAACATCAGCTACTAATGGATCAGATGCCTCATTTCCGCCTTGTTGGTTTGCGGGAAGTGAATGCATAGGTGTAGCCATTGCAACTTGTTGGGGTGGTTGAGACATCATTATTATGTTTATATCATGAAGTGATTAAAAAAGATGAGATTTTGACGTACATTCACATTCATTCCGGAATGCTCTCGGACATGCCGGATACGGTCGGTACAATGAAATTGTCCGTCGTTGTTACGGGACACTTAACTGGGTAAGGAACGTATTTATAGCACTCCCCTTCCAATTCATAAGTTGTACTTTCAATATGATCTAGAGGTGGTGCAACGATCACCTTACAATTGCGATCATTGCATACCTTGCGAAACAACATAGCCAAGGCAAAACCCATCAAAAGAGACGATGCTATATGGCCCTTCTCTGTGTATAATATCGTGTCTGATATGCGACGAAATCCGCTTGCCATTCCCGTAACTACCTTTGGGGTAGAAGAAAATTAGACGATTGGTTGTGGCTCGACATGTTCTCCTTTCGTGCAAGCTGTCTTGTGAACTTTGAATTTGTAGCAGTTGTCTGCTTGGTCCGAGTACACAACTTTACCTGCGTTGTATGGTGTGGGATATTTGTACACAATGAAAGGTGTTGGTCGCACAAGATAAACGTACAACACGCCTAGACAAAACGACAAAAGAAACCAACCCCAACGAAGTTGAAATGTACGATGTGTCGGTACCATCTTAGTATGTCAAAACATTATAATACGATTTCACGCATACATGGAGTATGTGTCACTTGGCAAGGTCAATAGCTCTTCTGGCTTGTTCAGCATATTTAGCCATTCATGAAGCGCTTTTTTCTTTGCAATTGAGGGGGTATCTGCCATAATATACTCGTCGTACTTGACCTTTAGAAACTGACAATATCTGTCATATGTATCGGTGTACTTTTCTCTTTGACCTTCATGCTTTTGAACATACTTGACGACTATTTCCTCGTAAGCAGATTTATCCAATACACTCACATTCTGGTAAGCCATCAAATGTCTCTCTACGTCATCGTAAGTTGTCTTGTCTTGATTATTAACATGCCCCATGAGTGCCTTTTGAAAGTTCTGTAAAGCGGTTTTGGTATCATATGTAACCGAACGGCGAGGAGATTGAATATCAGCCATCTTTATCACGATTGCTAGTTATCGCACTCTCTTACTGATGGATTCAGATAATTTTTCATTCAGAACATTTCTTACCGTTGGCCATGTTGTGATATCATCAAACATGCTCTTAAATTGTAACTGTAAGCTGTCCGAAGGGGATAGTTGCTCTTCATAAAGAGACATGGGCAATTTCACAATCTTTGTACCTTGTTTGGGGCACGATGTTTTCAAACGCCTCTCATAGTATCCTTGTAGTACCATAATGGTACCTACAAACAAAAGAAAGACCGCAATTGCTTTCATCCTGTATAATGCATACAAAATTTGGAAAGCGCTTTTCCCTAAGCATCATCTTGGGTGATCATTGGATCAACCGGTGCACCTTCAGGTTCAACTGCAGCAGGGGAGTCGGCAGTGGCGGTGGCGGCCGTGTCCTCAATAATAGAGGCCTTTGAAGCTTTTGCCTCTTCTTCCATGCGCTTTGTCCAAGCATCCTTGGCAGTTAACGCATCAGTTACTTTTTCTTGCTTACGAATCTCAAAGAACTCGTCTTTGAGCTGCATATTTTGCTTGTAGTTTTTCATGAGCGTGTTCAATTGAGTCTCTCCGTACTCTTGGTCCGGCATATCATTTGGGTTGGGAGACCAAGGGCACCAGCAACCCACCTGGCCAATGAAAATATCAAATTTATCACCCATGCGCTTTAGAACTTCGGCACGTACTTGAGCCTCCTTTATCGTTTCAAAAACACCACGTACTTTAATGCCACGAACACACGTCTTGAAATCGTTTTGCTCAAGGAACTCACGGTCGCATTCGCCCTCATTTGATTGCTTGAAGAATCGGTATTGCTCTTGTAGGTCTGCATCCTTGTTTGAGAAGAAATGGGATTGGGTAGCCTTGATATTTTCCAAGAGAGAAACATCGTCCGGATAACGAATTTTTAGCATGTCAATTATTGTTGACATATCCTTTTGAACGCTGGCCATGAACTTGTTGAACATGAAGACCTCTTTGTTCGCAAGAACATCCTCGGGAGAAATGAAAGATATACAAACATAGTTTTGTCCACGAATTGCTTTGTCCTCATCAAGATAATCAACTTCTTTCGTAGAAACAACGCTCGATATACTTTCCATTCGTGTAATCGTGTATAACTAGAGGGTTTTCTACTTCATCGTTTAAATGAATTTTCTTGATCATATATAGTAGATATAGAATATCATGTACTCTATGAGCCAACCTGCCTTTGATTTCCAAGAGATTACCACCCGCATCGTGAAGTACATCATGGAGGGCGCAGCCGTTGGAATTGTGGCCACCATCTTGCCTTCCAACCCTCTAAAATGGCAAGAGGCCGTTATCTTGGCCATCGTGGCTGCATCCATGTTCGCCATCCTTGATGCTCTAGCCCCTTCCATTGGTGCCTCCCTTCGCCAAGGTGCGGGTCTTGGCATGGGATTCAAGCTTGTTAAGTTTGGAATGTAGGGCCAAAGGCCTCGTGTATCAAATAGACTCAATGAACTGCCAATTTAGTTCTTCACAAATCTTTTTCCAAATTTGATCTTGAAGATGGAGCTTTTCCCGGCTTTTTAATAGAGGAAAATGCTTCAAATATTCATCCTTTTCAAGGAGCTGAAAGAATTTATAGAGGACGTAGCTATACGATAAGAAGTTCTTGCGATCTCTGGGGCAGTGTTTTAGAAATGGCCCTTGGATCTCTTTGAACATTGTTCGGAGCTTCTCTTCTAGATCTGGTGCGAAATTCGGGGTGGGTTGGCCGTTTATACGGCTTATGATGTAGTGTATGTGTTCGTAGTACTTATTTATTTTTAGTTTCTTAAGAATTTCGCGCATCTTATGGTAAGACAATTTGGAGCAATCATGAATTTTCTCTTTTTTGATTTCTGAAACAATCTTTTCAAAAATATCCTCCGGAATGTCGGTGCTTTCCTTCCCTTGAATTTGGCTTATCCATTCATTGAAATGGTTTATGCGTTTGTAAGAGAAATGTGAGGCCTCCTTGGATGGTTGTCGATATATTGGTTTATTTTGTTCAACAAGCAAAAGCTCCTGGTAGCCACATTCCTGACAAAGCATGATACCATCTTGCATTAAGCAAGTCAATGGAATCATACACTCATGACATTGCCCTATGCTTACCTCATTGAATTGTGATCTTATGAACGATGGGTCTGTAATTGACATGTACTGCTCAACAAGGCTCCGTTTATCTCTTCGCCCAACCTCTCCACCCCTTTGTGTTGATGAGGTTGGTTGATGTGTCACTTGATCATTCAAATTTGGTGCAACATTTGAAGAGTCCATATCCGTTAGGCAAACTGATGGTGGTGCTATAGCTATAACCGGTAGGCCTTGAAGCGCCTCTAAAATACTCCTCGAAGGAGCAGGCATGTTGCGGTTTCTTCCCTTTTGAGCGGGGGCTTTTTCAACAGTGGAGGCATGAAGAATGTCATTATCATCAATGTCTTGTTGTTTGTTTAACAAGTCATAATAGTCAAATAGTATTTGACCCGTGTGTTCATAATAGTTTATCTCATCTTCCATAGTTTCCAACTTCAAAATGGCCTTTTTGAGGACCTGAAGACGGTCCTTTAATGCAATGTTGCTTGTCCAAGCTTCTTGATATCTATTTTGATGTTCCTCTTGATCTTGTGTGTTGGAAGATACCATACTATGTATTCGGTTCATCCAAAATAAACGTGATTGATCTAGTTGTTCATATTCATCTTTGTAGTCTCGTATTCGAGATGTTTGAACCTCAAGGGACTCCAACATGCGGTGGTGTCGGGCGTCCAATGTAAGTTCTTTGGAAGCCTCGGACATTGGAACGCGTTTTTTTGATGATTTTTCTTTAAACATTTGATCGGCGGTCCTTCTATTGATTGGACTTGGTAAACGTTTTTAAGTAGGTGTTGCCTGCAAATTTATTTTCTGTGTAATTAGTATCCAACAATCAAAACAAATGGGCGGAGGTCTTCTACAACTCGTCGCTTACGGTGCTCAAGATGTCTACCTAACAGGCAACCCCCAAATCACCTTCTTCAAGGTGGTTTACCGTCGCCACACCAACTTCTCCATGGAGTCCATTGAGCAAACCTTCAACGGCTCCGTTGGCTTCGGCAAGCGCGTTACGTGCCAGATCTCCCGCAACGGTGATCTAATCCACCGCATGTACCTACAAGCCGCTGTCCCGGATACCATCAACAACGACACCTACGTTGACATGATTGGTCTAGCCTTGATCAAGTCCGTTGAGCTTGAGATTGGTGGCCAACGCATTGACAAACACTACGGTGAGTGGATGTACATTTGGAATGAGCTATCTCTTCCCGCCGGAAAAGCCGCTGGCTTCGGCAAGATGGTTGGTGAGCACACCACCATTCTAGAGAGCGCGGGCCCCAAGGACCTATACATTCCCCTAGAGTTCTTCTTCTGCCGCAACCCCGGACTAGCTCTACCTCTAATTGCCCTCCAATACCACGAGGTCAAGGTGAACATTGAGTTCCGCGACAAGGCCGGTTGCACTCGCACTGGAGCCACTCA